ATGGCATACGGATATCGTTGGAGGAAGCATTTTGGTGTAGACCAATTAAATATAGCTAAAAATAGATTAGTAGAGTACCCCAATGACCGTAGAGTTGTAGTAGGTATGTGGGATCCTTATGTTGATTTAACTTCAACAAATACAGGTGTAGATTATCCTTGTAATACACAAGTCTTTTTCTGGGCTAGAAAAGGTTACCTTAATATGAGTGTAGTAAACAGAAGTAATGATATGATCTGGGGTGCTTATGGAGCGAATGCTGTACATATGTCTTTTTTATTGGAATATATGGCTCATATGACAGGTAACAATATAGGTACTTATTATCAAATAAGTAATAACCTCCATGTATATACAGATGTATTAGAAAAACTAAACTTGTATTCTCTTCAGCCCGATTATGAACCTTACCTTTTATTAGCTGAAGATGGGCTAAGTTATAATTCGCCACCATTAATAGATAATGCTCATAATTTTGATTCTGAGTTGTACAAATGGTTTGATGATTATACAATAGAAGGATTAACTAATACTTATCTTACAAAGACAGCTACCCCTATGATGGATTCATGGATAGGCTGGAAAGATAAAGATATGACCACTGCATTAAAGTTTGCACAACTAATAGGGGATAGGGCTTGGAGGAGGGCTTGTATAGAATGGTTAGAAAGGAAAGTAAAATGAGTAGCAGAAGTAAAATAATTCAAAAAGTTAATAACTTAGCAAACGAAGATGTAACAGGGTTACATGAAGCTGAGCAATCCTACGGAGATAGTTGGAAAAAGCGAGGTGGTGTAGGTGCTTTTATGATGCTTGCTCGTAAATGGGATAGGCTTGAAAACCAAGTAACTAAAGTTAATTATGATATATTTCTGGCAATCCAACAAGATACTCGCCCAGAGGGTATACTAGATGACATACAAGATTTAAGGAGGTACTTGTTATTAGTAGAAGCAGAGGTAAGATTAAATGGAATCGCTAGATCAGAAGATAAAAGCAGTTTGTGATACATGTGGGGATGAAAGAACACTAACCTTTCGTACTCTTAAAAATAAATGGGCGATGTGCAAAAAGTGTCGCCCTTCTAAACCAATGAGGATAAAAAGTAATGCAGATACCTTTATTTCAACCCCCGATTGAGTGGGTTATGCCTGATGGCTACCCTGATTTAACACAATATAAAGAAGTTGCAATTGACTTAGAAACAAAGGATCCTAATCTAACTACAATGGGTTCAGGTTGGGCTAGGAGAGATGGTCATATAATTGGTATAGCCATAGCTGTTGAGGGTAATCAATGGTACTTTCCTATTAGGCATGAGATCGGTCCGAACTTTGACCCTATGAGAACTTTGTCTTGGTTAAAGGAGGTTGTTTCTATTGAAAGGGATTATATTTTTCATAATGCCCCTTATGATGTTGGGTGGTTGCTCGCAGAAAATGTGCGTGTCAAAGGTAGATTATGCGATACAATGGTTGTTGCACCTCTGCTAGATGAGAACAGGTTCAGCTATGCTCTTAATGCAATAGGTAGGGATTACTTACAAGAACGTAAATCAGAAGTAGATTTGAAAGAAGCTGCTGAGGCATTTGGAGTAAATGCTAAAAGTGAAATGTATAAACTTCCTGCTCATTATGTGGGTAAGTATGCTGAACAAGATGCTGCTCTAACTTTAAAACTCTGGACATTTTTTAAAGGTCTTATAGTAAAAGAAGACATATCGGACATAGTTGACCTTGAACTTAAAGTACTTAAAACAATTATCCCTATGCGAGCAAAAGGTGTTCGTGTTGATTTACAAAAAGCTGAGTTAATAAAAGTAGACTTATTCGCAAAAGAGCAAGCTTTGATGAAACAAATAAAAAGAGTAACAGGAGTAGATGTTGAAATATGGGCTTCTGAGAGTGTTTCTAAAGCTTTTGATGCAGTAGGGTTAGGTTACAGTAAAACAGAAAGAACAGGAGCTCCTAGCTTTACTAAAGGGTTTTTAACGACGCACCCACATGAAGTCCCTAAAATGATTGTACAAGCAAGGGAGTTTAATAAAGCACGAACAACTTTTGTAGATACGATACTTAAACACCAGAAAAATGGTAGGATTCATGCTGAACTCCACCCTTTACGCAGTGATCAAGGTGGTACAGTAACAGGAAGATTTAGTTATAGTAACCCTAATCTACAACAAATCCCTGCTAGGCATGGTGAAATTGGTCCACTTATTCGTAGTTTGTTTATACCAGAACAAGATGCGTTGTGGGGGGCATTTGATTACTCAAGCCAAGAACCTCGATTAGTTGTACATTACGCAAAACTCATGGGCTTTAGAGGGGCAGAAGACTTTGCTGACCAATATAATGTAGATGCTAGAACAGATTTCCATCAGATGGCTGCTGATATAGTAGGAGTACCACGGAAACAAGCTAAAGATATTAACTTAGGTCTGTTCTATGGTATGGGAAGTAAGAAGCTCGCAGCAAGTTTAGGTTTAGAGTTTGAAGATGCACAAGACTTATTTGCTACTTATCATAAAAAAGTACCTTTTGTAAAAGAACTCTCAGAATATGCTATTAACAGGGCAACACAACGAGGAGTTATCCGTACTTTATTAGGTAGGAGATGTAGGTTTGATAAATGGGAACCAACTCAATATGGTAGCTGGAAGCCCATGACTCAAAAAGATGCTTATGCCGAGCATGGTCCAGCTATCAAAAGAGCATTCACTTATAAAGCTTTAAACAAGTTAATTCAAGGGAGTGCTGCAGACCAGACGAAAGCTGCGATGGTTGCATTAGCTGAAGAAGGTATTATGCCTATGATACAAGTACATGATGAACTTGACGTAAGTGTAGAAAATGAAGCACAAGTAAAAAGGATCACAGAAATAATGGAGACCTGTGTGTCTCTTGAAGTACCAAGTATTGTAGATGCAGAACTTGGTCCAAATTGGGGTGAGGCAAAACAAACCCTGAGCGACAAACCTTGGACAAGGGGTTTACGAGATAATCATTCAACCATGCAGACATAGGAGAAAGTAATGTCAAACGAAATAAAGTGGGGTTCTTCACAAAAAGGNGATTACCTTTTGTTAAGAAAAGTACACAGAAGATTACAAGGGGGTCATGTTGCTAGATTTCATACAAGACCCGAAGTGGGCGAAGGACAAAATGTAGGTAGCCATACATGGAGAGCATTAGTTGTTTTGACAACCCTATGGGAAGATGTAAGTAAAGATGCGATACTGTGGTTATTGTTCCATGATGTAGCTGAGGCTGAGTTAGGTGATCTCCCAGCTACCACGAAGTGGAAGTACACAGAGTTAGCACAAGAATTTTCAAAGGCAGAATTTAAATACGAAAAAGACTTAGAACTTCCTGTTATGTTACAAGACCTAACAGAAAAAGATAGAAGTTTAGTAAAAATGGCTGACATGCTTGAGTTAGTTTTGCATTGTAAAAGACAAATGCAAATGGGAAATACGTTAGCTGAACCTATTTATACTCGTGGCAGAGAATATTTGTATAGAAAATTTTCTAGTAATCCCGATTTCCGTGTAGTACATAGCATCTTACTTGAACTAAAATAAGGAGGTGTCCATGAATTATAATAATTGCTATAAATGTGATGAACCTTTAACCAAAAGAGGACATATGACAGGACTACTCCCAAAATGTGTCCTACTTGTAGAGGGGCAAGAGTAGGTGGAAACAGTAAAATTAGACAAATTTTTCTAGAATTAAAAAATAATTCCCGACCAGAGGATGAAACTGAAAGATTTGAAGATGTGTGTACTACCTTATCAGACATAGATAAAGATTTTGGCAGGATAATCAGGAAGCCAACTGAAATATCTAGAGGCTGTGCGAATTCAATATACGACCAAAACAATGGAGAATAAAATGGATAAAGAACAATTAAGAAAAGAAATAGAAGAAGATGAGGGATGTAAATACGAGATCTATAAAGATCACCTTGGACTCCCGACATTCGGGATTGGACACTTAATCACAGAGTGGGATGAAGAGTACGGAAAACCCGATGGAACAGAAATCTCTGAGGAAAGAGTCTCATCGTGTTTCAAAGCCGATATTCATGTGACAATAGAAGAGTGTAAGAAATTATACGATGATTTTGATAAACTACCTGACGAAGTCCAATTGATTCTATGCAATATGATGTTCAATATGGGTAGACCACGATTGAGTAAATTTAAGAAAATGAATGAAGCGATTACCAATGAAGATTGGATTGAAGCTTCTGTTCAAATGGAAGACTCCAGGTGGTACAATCAAGTAACAAATAGAGCAAAACGTCTGGTAGAACGCATGGCACAGGTTCAAGTTTTTCCACACGGATGATAACAAAGGAACGGTCTTTCTTANTTTTATNGGGTAGGTTACGTTATGAACATTTTCGTACTGGACTACAACCATAAGAAATGTGCTGAATATCATTGTGATAAGCACATTGTCAAAATGCCTTTAGAAACAACACANATGCTCAGNACAGTATTCTATAGGTACAATGAAGAAGGACCATACAAAATTGTTCATCAAAAACACCCTTGTACTTTGTGGGCTGGACAAACATTAGAAAATTATCGGTGGCTATGGAGACTAGGCATCGCTTTATGTAAAGAATATACTTACCGATATGAACGTATTCATGCCTGTGAGCGAGTGCTTTACCTAATTAAATCCCCACCCACAGGATTGATAGCAAGGGGGTTTACTAAGTTTGCTCAAGCTATGCCTGAAGAATACAAAAATTCAGATCCTATACTTGCGTATCAAGACTATTACTATTATGATAAACAATTAGCAAGGGACATTTGTACATGGAAAAAAAGAAAAATTCCCCCATTCATGGAGGATCTAACATCATACCATTCCCGACTAAGCCAAAACCCCTCCCAGGATTACAAGTAGTAGCCAGAGAAGTTGAGGTTGTTGTCTGTGGATTATGTGGCTCACAATCATTTTTGATGCTGTCTGATGAGACCCATCAGATTGCCTGTGATGAGTGTGGGAGTCTTACTGGAAGCCAATGGCGACCCGAAAACTAAAGATTTGCCTTTCTAAATATCTTTTGTAATACTATATTTAATGTTAACTTATTCTCGTAGAAAGGGGAAAAATATGAAACTATTAACTAATGTATTAGCTGAAAAGCTGATAGAAAATTTCCAAAGCGAACAGGAAGACTTTAAACCTGTCGTTAAGTTTTTCGGTGGGGGTGCTTTTACTTGGCTGATAACTGAGTGGGATGGTAATGACCAAATGTTTGGTTTATGCGATTTAGGGCAAGGTACTCCAGAGTTAGGACCTGTAAGTTATTCAGAGTTACAAAGCTTACGTTTTCCTCCTTTAGGTTTACCTGTTGAAAGGGATAAGTACTTTAAAGCTGATAAAACTCTTAGCGAGTATGCAACGATAGCTAGAAAGAATCAGCAAATAGTCGCTTAATACCTCAGAGCGAGGGATAACTTTTGAGTTGTCCTTCGCTTTTTCTATTGGTACTATTAAATAATTACCAACAAACTTCGTAGAAAGGAAGTAATATGAGTGAAGTAAAGTATAGAATCTTTCGCTACCCTAATGGGATTTCCCTTAATGGCAAAGAATTTATTTGTGAAGAAGATCAAGAAGTAAAACTTTTTGATACTGTACTTGATGCTAGTAAGTGGCTGACCGAGAATATTGAGGAAGGTAAGCATAGCAAAAACGGCATCTTTCTTTTATCTGAGGAAACCTTAGAGGAAGAGTATGGCATTTACATAGAAGCAGACATTCCTGAAAATGGTTATATGCCTATTGAAAGGGAGGAAGCTTAATGTATAGTTCCGATCAAATACTAGCCGATATCGAGTACGGTCTTATTGATTATATGAACAAGAAAAAAGACATGACCGATAAAGGTAAAGTTCAATTCTTAGAAGAAAACTTAATGGATTTGTTTAATAAGTCCAAGGAGGTTGCAAATGCAGAATAACCCAGATGACTTAGCTAATCAGCTAGTCAATAAAATAAAAGTATGGTTACGAGGCGAACTATCCGAGGTTAGAAAAAACCCCTTGTATGAAGATGACGATACAAGGGAATCTGCCTTACTTGATGGTAGGTATGAGTGTGCTGAGGGCTTACAAGAAATGATCAAACAATGGGAGAAAGAATTATATGGGTAGAGATTTTACTGATGACATTGATGAGTGCTGCGAAGCAATACTCGGTCATACAAATTGGGGGTTTGCAGATTCAAACTCCATGCAAAAGTTGAAACTATTATGTCAAAAAGGAACGGTGACAGTCCTAAAAGTGATAGAATAGCACATGTCGTAATTTTTTATAATGAACCACACGAGGGAGACGAAGACAATGAAGAATGAAACAAAGCAGTTCTACGATGCGATAAAAAACGTAGAAAAAAATAAGTACTGGGAAGTCATGAGTGATGCTCATACTATATTCAAGCCGAGTGCTTTTACCGATCTTGGTTTACCAGAGGAGTTTGTGCTAAAATATGCTCATACTTATAGGTCTGATACGAGTTCACCAAAAAGCACTATCTATGGTGATAATGGTGAAGTTATTCATTCATTACAAGGAGTTATGTCTAGTACGATAGCTAATGCTTTAACAAATCTTTTTGGTTTACAAGATGCTCAGAGAGAAGCAGGTCAAAAAATGGGTAGAGGTTCAGCCTTGAGAGTATTATCCCAAGCAGTATGGGAACATACTCATTGACTGTCAACCTCGCATGGTTAAAACGAAAAACTCGTTTACGAATAAGACGAACGCAAAGGGAGAGAGAAGCTATGGACGCACTAGCTAAGAAAAGAGCAACCTATCTAAGTTTTTTTAAAGATGGTGTTGCTGATGCCTTGTTTCATGGAAGAATGGATGATACTAAACGATCCTCTGCTTATTATAAGCAGGGGTATGATTTTGGTTTGCATCTATGGAATGAGCAACAGGAAGAAGAGCCTACGAAACAATAAGATTTGTCTTTCTAAATATCCATTGTTACTATTAATTAATAACTACAAAGGAGTGTACGATGGATACTTGGCAAGGCTATGAAGAGGAAATGTTCAAACATGTCACAGGTTATATGGTGACGGAGTTTCTTGGTCGTGGCAAATATGAGAAAGTTGCTTTTGAATCATTGCAAGATGCTCGTGATTATGAGTTCAATGTAAAAGCTAACCGACCAACTGCCCGAGTATTGATTTACGCAGTCTGTAAACCACAGGGTAGGATTGATCCTATCAATATGCCCTTAACCTAAGGAGGAAATACATGTCTACACAAGCCTATGACATAATACGAGAGATCCAGTATGAAAAATATCTTGCTCATGTATTGTATGAAGATGCTTTGCGTATGAACAAAGCAGAGTTACAAAACGTACTGTTTTTTGATGAAGAAACAACTGATTCTTGGACACTTGAACAATGCCGAATCCAATTTGTAAAAGATCAAATAAGTTTTTTTGAGGGTGATAATTTAGTACAAGAATGTGATGAAACATGGGAGAAAGTATATGGGAGTGCCTAGTGAAAACGAAACGTACTTAGATGCGTTAGAAGGTCGTGACCTTATGTATCATTTACTTGATTTAGTGCAAAAAGGTGATATAGA